GGATGTTGGCTTTCCGATTATGGAAATGATCAAGCTGATCATGCGCTGGAATCAGGAGGATAAGGATATTCCAGTTGAGCAGCGTAAGCCCATCACCATTTATATCATGTCTGACGGCGGCTATATGTCCTTCATGTGGGCTATGCTTGACGCTATGCTCACTTCTAAAACGCCCATCATCACGGTCAATCTCGGTGTTGCCGCCTCTGCAGCTTCGCTGATCTATCTGGCTGGCTCAAAGCGGCTAATGATGCCCACCGCTACAGTCATCATCCATGAAGGCTCTACGGAAGTCGCCGGAGACGCAAATAAAGTCATGGACGCCACCCGTAACTACAACAAGGAACTTGCAAAGATGAAAGAATTCATTCTTGCCCGTACAAGCATTCCGCCAAGAGTGCTCAATAAAAAGGCGAAGGATGATTGGTATATCGATGCTGCAACCTGTCTTGAATACGGCGTATGCCACAAAATTGTGCAGTCTCTGGATGAAATCATGTAAGGAGATCAATTATGGTTACAGATAATATCGCAATGTTTCAAAAGGTGTCTTTTGAAGAGTATGAAAAGATGCGCTACAATATGGAGCCTGACGGATGCAAGCCTTCAAACGAAGAGATGTTTGAAGAGTGGAAGAGTATCAAGCTTCCGCAGCGTGCCACCATCGGTTCTGCCGGATACGACTTCTCTATTCCTATGGATGTAACTCTGTTCGATGGGGAAGACGATTCCGTTCTGATTCCAACCGGCATCCGAGCGAAGATTCAGGAAGGCTGGGTGCTCATGTTGTTCCCACGTTCCGGTCTTGGCACCAAGTATGGTTTCGGTCTGGATAACACGGTTGGCATTATCGATTCGGATTATTTCCACGCCGATAACGAGGGGCACATCATGGCGAAGGTGCACGTGAGCAAGCTGCTTGAACTAAAGGCAGGCGAGCGTTTTATGCAAGGCGTGTTTGTGCCGTTCGGCATCGCTTCTAATGGCAATACCACGGCAATGCGTCATGGTGGTCTGGGTTCAACCGGCACCAAGTAATCAAAAGGCTGTCTTCGGGCAGCCTTTTCTTTCTATTTAATTGAACTACAAAACCAAGGAGTACGAAATGAAATCTGGGTTCATTCTCAATCCCATTGAAGAATTCGTTGAATATATCCGCAGACAGGTAAAAGACAATGGGGGATATTGCCTGCACGCCGAAAAGGGCAGCAAGCAAAACAAATGCCCAAAGTATTGCAAGTCTCTGCCTGATTGCCCATGCGGTATGTATATCAAGGATGAATCGGTGGTAACCAACTCGTAAGAAAGGAACGTAGATCGCTATGGAATACGTAATCAAGCGCGATGGCCGCAAGGCTGTATTTGATAGAGTTCGCATCTACCGTGCCATCAAAGCCGCCATGGAGCATGTTGGGCACGTTAACGATATTCTGGCTTTCAGAATTTCCATGGAAATAGAAAATATCAATGAAGATATGACCGTTGAACAAATTCAAGATCTGGTCGAATGCAAGCTTATGGAAAGCGATTATAAGGATGTTGCCAAGGCTTATATCATCTATCGCGATGGCAAGGCAAAGATTCGCGGCGAACAAATGGAGTTTGATCGCATCATCGGCGAAAAACTGCGCGCATCAAATGTTCAAAACCAAAATGCGAACGTGGATGAAGCATCGTTTGGCGGCCGTAAAGGTGAGGCCGATGCAGAAATGATGCGCCGCTATGCGCTAAATTATATCGTCAGCGACATGGCGCGACAAAATCATGAAAGTAACATGATTTATATTCACGATCTGGATTCTTACGCAGTCGGCATGCACAACTGCCTGACCGTGCCGTTCGACGATCTCCTTGCTAATGGTTTCAATACGCGGCAGACGGATGTGCGCCCAGCTAATTCGGTCAGCACTGCGTTTCAGCTCATTGCCGTGTTGTTCCAGCTTCAGTCCCTCCAGCAGTTCGGCGGTGTTTCTGCCTCCCATCTGGATTGGACAATGGTTCCATATGTCAGAAAGAGCTTTATCAAGCATTATAACGATGGTTTGAAGTTCATCGAAGGTCTGCAGCCTGTCAGCAAGTATACAGCCAAGCTTCTGCTTGATACGCCAATCGATCATGAGCATTATAAGCAGCATGAACGCGCGTGGCAGTATGCAATGGAAAAGACAAAGGATGAAATTGAGCAGGCGATCGAAGGCATGTTCCACAATCTCAATACACTTCAAAGCCGCTCTGGAAACCAGCTGCCTTTCACATCCATCAACTTTGGTACATGTACACTTCCAGAAGGCCGCATGGTCATCAAAGCACTGCTGGAAGGCTCCATCAAAGGCGTCGGTAAGCTCCATAAAACGCCGGTGTTCCCGTGCTCCATCTTTCAGTGCATGAAAGGTGTCAACCGTAAGCCGGGCGATCCCAATTACGATCTGTTCCGTCTTGCTCTCAAGTCTACAGCGCTGCGCCTGTATCCCAACTATGTCAATATCGATTGGTCTGGCAACGCCGGGTATGACGTAAACGATCCACGTACTTACATGGCTACAATGGGTAAGCGTAAACTACAGCCCATTTAAAATCTTTTGAACCTCGCCCGAGGGTGTAGGAGAAATCCTGCTAACGGATAGGTACTATGATAGCATCATAGCATGAGTCCGTGCTAAGCAATCAAGAATGTGTTAATATATATGAAAGGAGGGTGTATATGTATATATATAAAATATCAAATGACATTAACGATAAACTGTATATTGGACAATCCATACGTCCAATTCAGCAAAGATTCCAGCGGCATATTAACGATGCAATCAATAATGTAATAGATACGCATTTTGCAAGAGCGATTCGTTTATACGGAGCAGAGCATTTCTCAATAGAGCAAATTGATTCTGCTAACAACCAAGAAGAGCTTAATGAAAAAGAACGCTACTGGATCAACTTTTACGATAGTATAAACAATGGATACAACGAAACTGACGCATCGTATAAATGCGGAGGTAATACATATGCATCCAAAGACCCAGATGATATGGAAGTAATCAAAACCAAAATCTATCTAACCAAAATAGGCAAAAAGAATCCAAACGCCAGAGCGGTAAAATGCAAAAACATCAAAACAAACGAAGAATACCGTTTTGACACCTGTGAAGAATGTAAAGTTTTCTTTGGAGAAAACACTCATCGTTTTATTACAACAAGAACCAACGGGCAAACAAGGGGGTTGTACAAAGACGAATGGGCAATAGCATACGAAGAAAATGAATACAGATACGAGGAACAGGTGAATAAAACTGGCACGCGATTGCTGATTAAAAATGAAGATACTGGCTCTGAAATGGAGTATGCATCCATAAGATTAGCATCCAGTGAACTGCATGTTGATAGAAATCGAATTCAAAAACATATATCTGCTGGTCAAAAAATCTTTACTATTGACAATTATTCATTCACAATTCTTGGTTGAAAGTGTATCGACTATCCCTGATGAATGTAAGGGAGTAGGGCGTGAGATAGGCACACGCCCGAAGCGGAAGACTATCGCGATGCAATGCGATAGAAGATATAGTCAGTGCCACTGGTAACAGTGGAGTATCACGTGTAGAACAGCAAACGGGTACGACATCAACGGCTTCGGTCAGCTCAAAGACGGTCGAGGAAACATCTGCCCGGTTACAATTATCCTGCCCACACTTGCTATGGAAGCAAAGCGTGCAGTGGATAGCATATTTTCCACCAGCAGCGAAGTGCTGTATGAGCGCGTGCTCGTCAAGACCTTTATGAATCTGCTCGATAAAAAGATCGATGACGCAAAGGATATGCTCCTTGAGCGCTTCGAGTATATCTGCTCCCAGCCTGCCGAGTCTGCAAAGTTCATGTATGAAAACAACACCATGGCTGGCTATGTGCCTGAAGAAGGCATCCGTTCAGCGCTCAAGCATGGCACACTGGCGCTTGGGCAGCTTGGCCTTGCAGAGTGTTTGCAAATTCTCATCGGCTGCAACCATACAACCGAGAAGGGTATGAAGCTCGCCAAGGAAATTGAAGAACTGTTTGCTGCCCGTTGTGATACCTATAAGGAGCATTATAAGCTCAACTTTGGTGTGTATTATTCGCCTGCAGAAAACCTCTGCTATACCGCTATGAAGAAATTCAAGGCGAAGTATGGCGAAATCAAAAACGTTTCCGATCATGAGTATTTTACAAACTCTATGCACGTTCCTGTCTGGGAAAAGGTGTCTGTTTTCGATAAGATTCATATCGAATCAGAACTGACAGGCTACTCCCGCGCTGGTTGCATCACGTACATCGAGCTGGAGTCTTCGGTCAAGAACAATCTGGATGCGCTTGAAGCTTACGTCAATTATGCGATGGATCATGATATCCCGTATTTCGCCATCAATGTTCCAAACGATACCTGCATGTCCTGTGGTTATACGGATGAGCTTGGTGACGAATGTCCTGTGTGTCACAGTAAGGATATTCAGCGTCTGCGGCGTGTGACAGGCTATTTGACAGGCAATTACACCACGGCTTTCAACAAGGGAAAGCAAGCAGAAGTACGCGATCGCGTTAAGCATAGCAATTTCAAATCGCATATCCCTGCTCAAAAGGAGAAAACATGACCTATCCATATCTTTCAGGCATCAATTACGAATCCATTGCCGATGGCCCCGGCATCCGCGTAGCAATCTTTCTAAGCGGCTGCACGCACAATTGCAAAGGCTGTCACAATCCGCAGACGCATGATCCATGCTTCGGGCAGGAGATCACATCGGAGATAATCGATGAAATCGTGCAGTATATTAAACGCAATCCGTATATTACCGGCATCACGCTGACAGGCGGTGATCCAATGTACGATATCGAAAAGACAGCCAATTTGCTGTACTCTCTCCGTCATCGCCTTGGTGAGCGCTGGAAACAGCTGGATATATGGGTGTATACGGGTTACAAGTGGAAACAGCTTATGGATTGCTATCAGGAAAACAACGACGTTGGCCGCATATTTGCGCTTACAGATGTTATCGTGGATGGCAAATTTTTTGAGAAATATGCGGATACAAGACTTGCGTTCCGGGGTTCAAGCAATCAGCGCATCATCGATGTGCGTAAATCTATGAAGTACGGCATTCCAGTTTTGTGGAACGCCGTTCAGTAAGAGGTGTTAATTATGGCTAAGAGAACACAAAAGCAGCCAGATTTTTCAAACCCACCGCAGACATTAGATGGGCATATGTTCTTCGGCATGAAGCTGGATGAAGAACAGACAGCCTATCGCAATGCAATCTGGTCACAGGATAAGCTGATCGTATTCTGCGATGCAAA